TCAGGCGACGTGGTTCCAACCCCCACATTGCCGCTGAAAGGATTTAGCAGAAGAGATTTTGAAGCACTTCCTATTCCATTCGCACCTTGAATGTAAGGATTGGCAGCTGCTGTCTCTACTCCCATCCACAAACTATCAGAACTATTGGTTGATCCTTTAACCCTGAATGCCGCTTTTGTTGTTGCTGTTACAAGAGAATTAGCTGAAGAAGTGTAGACATTCTGCCCTTGTACTTCTAACGTCGCTTGATCAGCAGAATCACCAATCCCCACGCGGCCCGAGCTGTCGATGACGAATCTAAAAGCATTATTAGTTACATCACTAATTCCAAAGAAAGAACGAGCTTCAATTTGCCAGTCTTGGTTATCATTGTCATCTTCAAAACGAATGTAAGGAGTGTCACTTTTTAAATGCAGCAGTGCTGCTGGCGACGACGTACCAATTCCACATTTGCCCGAACTATCGATTCTCATTTTCTCGCCCCCATTGTTTACACCAAACGCCATTGCATCAACGTCGTGTAAATACTGAATGATTCCTTCGTACTCTTCTGAACCACCTGAGCTGCCATCAGAAAAATAAATGTTACCTTGACTTGTTGTACCGGATCGGATTGTTACTCCACAATGGCCGGAATCGGCAATGGTCAAGTTATCGCCATAAGTTGCATATCCTTCAGTTATAGTATTTAATAACAGCCGCCCCGAGCTGTCAATTCTTAATGCCTCGGTATCATTGGTTCCAAATCTATAACTTCCATTTGCTGTGTTGTAGTTATAAACATCTGTGCCATCTGTAAAATAATAGGCTTTTCTTGCTCCGCCTACATCTAGATTTATCAACGCACTTGCCGTACCGCTGATTTCAAAAATTTGCCTTCCTGAGGAGGCTGCAGTAAAAGTACTTGTCCCCAGCCCCAAATTACCCGAGCTGTCGACCCGTAATCTTTCAAATCCGTTCACCAATGCAATTAAGTTATCTCCAGTTGCACCAAGGCGTACAGTTGAAGTAGCTGTAGTCCCGCTTGCTGCAAAAGAGATAAAAGATTCCGTTTGATTTGTTTGAAACAACCCAGCAATGGATGAACCGTTTGTTTCATAAGAGTGAAACTTAAATACTGGGCTAAAAGCCCCCAATCCCAACCGGCCCGAGCTGTCGAGGCGCATCTTTTCACTACCACCAATGCTAAATTGATGGCGCGTACCATTGATATTCATATCGAAACCACCACCATCACCAAATTGAACGTTTCCGTAAACGTCTAATTTTGTGTCAGGCGACGACGTTCCCACACCCAACCGGCCCGAGCTGTCGATAACTAGGCTGTTGCTTGGTGCGCTGCCGTTAAAACCGACAGCTGGTGAAACACTAGAACCGCCGCCAATATGACTCAGCTGGCCGGTTGACGTAATGCGTAAACGTTCGCCGGCACCCGACGCAAATAGTAAATTATCATTAGCATGGTTATATGCGATATAACCCCTATATCTCTCATTGCCTACGGTGCCATCGGCAAATGCTAGATAACTTTGACCAGTTGTTAGTCCGTTAATAGTAATTCCATTTTCTGCGCTGCCAGAAACTACTAAGTCATTAGCGTAGTAACTACTAGGCGACGTACTGCCAATCCCCACGCGGCCACTTGAGTCAACTCGCAATCTCTCAACGTTCCCAGTTTCGACAGCAAATGTATCTGCTGCAGGAAATCTGATCGCTGTATCAGTATCGCCGCTATGAATAATTTTGTCGGCAACTGTTAAATCGCCATTAACGTCTAAAGCAGTGGCGGGTGTTGCAGTTGCAACGCCGATTTTGCCATCAGCAGCGACAAACAGCCTTCCATTGCCTGCTGTAGATAATGCAACCTGATTGACCCCAGGTGAATACACACCCGTATCAGTATCGCCCGTAAACGTAATCGTTGGTGCGGCTGCAGTACCCAGCGGGTGGCTAGCAATACTGCTAAACGTGGCCGTGCTAGCAAACGACGCGGTGCTATCAAATGTTGCTGTGCTAGTAACAGCAAGCGTTCCAGGGACATCAATATTGTCTGTCCATTCGACGCCCGTACCAGCGGCGTCAGTTTGGATTAGTTGGTAAGCACTTCCATTTTGTAATTTACTGACAGGCAATTCATCAGCAACAACGCCTACCCAGGCGCTACCGTTCCAAACTTTAAGTTGTGCTGGGGCAAGGCTTGTGTCAAGCCATTGCTCACCAATGGAATTGCCGGTGCTACCGGCAGGGCTTAGGTTTGGGGCAGACGTGCCAACATGCACAGGGCCTACTTTTACAAGTGCCGTTCCATCGGAATCCTTGAAAAATAAACCGGGGCTTGCAACATTGGTGTTGATCGCAATCTGACCATCAGCCAAGCTTGCGGTGGGGCGCTTGCTGTCAACGTTGCTGCGGATGTGCTTGTATGTGGCCATGCCTTAACTCCTTGCCGGACGGCTTTATATCTCATTCTAATTAATCTAATATTCGCCTTCGTCTATCTCCACATCGTATTCAGCGATAATTTCAGTCAGAGTTTTGTACTGCACGTAATAGTCGGCATTGCTTATCTTGACCAGCAATTCACCGATCTTGCCGCCTTTCGGCAGGTTCTCGCCGTTATAAGTAAAGATTGACATTAATAAGTGCCTTCATCAACAACTCCTACGGCCATAGCGCCCGTGATGTCGTCAACAGTTACCTCAGTGCTTTCACGAACAATGCCTGTAACAGTAAGCGTTGCAATTTGAGTTCTGCCCCATAGCGTGTCGATGGCTTCTCCGGCATCTGCAACACCAGAAAATGGCGGATTTAAGCCAAGACCGCTATAGGTGACACTGCTTGCGTTAATAACGCTGATGCCTGCGCCAACAAGGTTGACGTGTGTCCAAGTCGCTCCAACTCCTTGACTTAAAATCCAGTCACCTACGTCAAGCGCAACGGCAGGCGCTGGGGCTGTACCTGTTCCAGCAGTGGTAACCAGTAAATAAACACCAGAACTTGTAACTGTTGGTAGATTTAAATCTTCATTAACATTTAAACCAGACTCTGAGCCGAAGCTGTTCAAGCTTGCAATCTTGTTTGTGTTGGCGTTATAGGTGCCACCAAAACGAAGGTTAGCTCGTGCTCCAAACTGATTATTCAGCGGCAAGTAATAACCGTTAGTCGGTTCAACACTACCGACCCAAACATAAGCTGTGCCGTCATTTGGGTTGACCCAAAGCTGGCCCGCAAATTCTGGTGTAGGCACCGCAGTGTCAATCAGCGCAATACCGTTATCAGCAAGCTGTGATGCTGTGACGCTATTTGGAGCAAGGAATCCTGCCCCAAATGTTCCACTGGTAATTTTCCCTGCATCAAGATCAGGAATATCTGATGCCTGTAAATTAATGCCCGCTGTTACAACGCCTTTTGCATTGACTACTACCTTGGGGTAGGTGCCAGCTGTTACGCCGGAGTTACCCAATGCAAGCGCACCATCAACATCAACTAAGACTTCCGGGCCGGGTGCTTTTACGCCGCCAATTGTGCTGTTAGTAGCAAGCGGGATTCCAGCAACTGGAACGAGATCGGTGACGCTAAGGATGCTTCCATGCTCGTCGTATTCAATGCCGCGTTTTGTGTCAGCAGTAATCGAATTAGCAATTGATGCCCCACCACTGGAATCAACAGCTAAGCCGCCAGCAACAGGGGCCGAAATAGCCCCTACTTCAGTTGCCGTTGCTAATGGCAGGTCAGCCGATGGTATCGAAGCTGTCGCTGCAGTAATTAGTCCCGTTCCATCCCAGGTCAGTCCGCCTAGCGAGCCAGGGGCAACGGTGTTTGTGATGCCAATGTTGCCGGTGGCCTGGTCTAAACCGCGATCAGTTACGGTGCCTAGGGCTGTGCTTGGAACGGTGCTAACGCTTAGCTTTGCCCCGTTAATGAAATTACTTATCTTGGCGTCAGAAACTGCGCCGTCTTGAATCTTGGCTGTAGAAACGGAATCTGTGCCTAATTGACCGTTGGCTACCGTACCTCCTGTAAGTTTTCCGCCATCAATTCCTGAGGCTAACTTAGCGTCTGTGATTGCAGAATCAATGACAGCTGCAGTATCTACGCTGTTATCAGCCAGTTCTGAAGACCCGACTGCGTTTGCTGCAATCTGAGTAGCGGCAACAGAACCTGCAGTTAATTTCGCTCCATCAAGATCAGTAATCTTGGCGTTGCCAACAGTTGCGTCAGTTAGCTTGCTGCCGCTGATACCTGAAGCTAATTTAATATCTGTAATCGCAGAATCTTGTACTGCTGTAGTGTCTACTGATAAATTGGCAAGTTGAGATGAGCCAACACTATTCGCCGTTAATTCAGTTGATGTAACTGAGTTCGCTGAAAGTTGCGTCGTGTCTACAGAATTGGCGGTTAATTTAGCTCCATCAAGGCCAATAATTTTGGCGTCGCTAACAGTTGCGTCAGTAAGTTTTGTCCCACTGATTCCGGTGGCAATCTTGGCGTCTGTTACTGCTGAATCTTGAATGGCAGCAGTATCGACCGATAAATTAGCAAGCTCAGATGAAGTAACACTGTCAGCGGCTAGCTGAGTTGATGTCAATGATCCCGAAAGAATCTTAGCGCCATCAATATTTACGCCTAATTTAACGTTCGTAATTGCTGCGTCAATTACAGCAGCAGTGTCAACAGAGTTGCCCGCTAATTGTGTTGCAGTAACCGAATCTGTACCGAGCTGGGTTGCGGTAATAGTTCCGGTAAGTATCTTTGCGCCGTCTACGTCAACAATTTTTGCATCACCAACCGACAATGCAAGGATCTTCGTGCCATCAATACCGCTGGCCAGCTGGACATTGGTCACCGCTCCGCTTTGGATGGCTGCGGTATCTACGGATAAATCAGCAAGCTCACTGCTACCGATTGCGTTTGGCGCAATCTGACTTGCTGTGACCGAATCCGCTACAAGCTTCGCACCAGCCAAGCTGACGATTTTGTCACCTGGAATCGTTCCATCAGTGATGAAACTGATGCCAAAATTCGCTAAATCACTAACCGTCAGCCTCTTAGTCTCAGATGCTGAGATGTCTGCTATCGCTATCGGGTCAGTGCCTTGCAGGTCAGAACCTGCCAGCTGCGGCAACCCAGAAATTTCTAAATCAGGCATTTAGGTTCTGCACTCGTACTTCTATTCTAGGAATCACTCTTGCGTTTCTTCTTGTAGCAATGCACCGCTTTGATTACTTTCCAGCAAGATCTTGTTCGAGTCCTCTTGAAGAATGTAGCTGATGGAAGAATCCTCACGAAGCGTAATCAATCCAGTCGTTACAAAATCAACTTCAGTCGTAATCAATTCAGTTGGTTCAACAGAAACCTGAACGCTGCTAACGATGCAATCACACTCGTACCAGACGGAAGAATCGTTTTGCTCGTTTTTGTAAATATAGAATTTGCCTCTGAATCTTGCGCCCTGCTGCAGCCGAAGAACTAGACGCGCTAGGTAAACCGAAAATTCAAGCGTATCAGAATTAGAGCTTGATGATAAGTCGTTGCAAAGTGCATATTGGTGTTCCCAAAAACAAGACATCCGGCCTTGGCCGCTGATCAACCCAGCCTCGTACTGGCTTTGAAATTCTTCAGATAAAGATGTTGTTTGTACTAATTCCCTACTTGTGGTCATGTCGAAGCTCTTGACCTGAGCAATACAATTAAACTGATCAGTTTTGGTCGTGATCTTTATTTGCTTTGTGGCGCTAGGTGCAACCAATGCCAATGAATTAACGACTCCACCTGCCAATGCAAGCGCAAAAGTGCTGTAAAGCCTTATGCCGCCAACCTCGTCGATATGAACGTATCCTGTCCAGTCCGGGTAACTATGACCGCTTACCAGTTCTAGCGTTGAGCCGTCATCGGTTGCAATCGTGATCAGGTCGCCAGTAATTAACGCCCCAAGCGCAAAATCTACGCTGAATCGTTTACGGGCAACATTGACATCAGATGGCGCTAGCTCACTACGAAGCCCGCGACCTGTTTCGACACGTTGCAGCTCAACTTCGCCTTCATTGCCTAGATAAACGGACATGGATCACAGGCCCATATTAGTTACAGCGCCATTCGACTCGAAGCTGATGTCCACAGAAATAACCTCACCAACAGCGCAATTCATTGAGGCGTTACTAATAAACGCAGGAATTGTAATATTCTGTCCGTCTACTTCAAGCTTAAACGTAACCTGTGTGGAAGTATTGCCGCCAGTTTTTACGATATTTTTAATCAAGCTCGATGCTGATGAGTTTGTTCCGTAATAGTGGAGGGTGCATGAACCAGTGGTCGTGCGGAGGCCAGGGGCAACAGTCTTGTCTGTATCGGAAAGATAAGTGGTGTCTAAAAGAGTTTGTGCAACGGACCATTGCCAATTTTTCACTTGCCCCAATGTTGTTGATCCGACAACCAGTTTTCCGTTGATGCCACTAGAAAAGGCCATGAGCTGAATGGAACCTAATACCTACATTCTAATTACCCGTCCAAAAAGGCAATAAAGCTGCAGCTAACATCACAGCGATTACGGAATTTATATGTGACCGTTGGTGGTTCTTTAAAACGCCATTTCAGCGGATTGTCTTCTCTCATTCGCCTTTGCATGGAGCTACCGGCACCATCCATGACCTTTCCATATCTAAAATCAACATAATTCCAATAGCCATTGGCGCTTTCGTAAACAGCGATAATGCTATCTGCAGCACTGTCATCAATGTTGGAAAACTGCAACGTCAATTCAGCGTTAGACTCTTGTGCTCCAAATTGGACAACGCTCGTTGCACCATTTATTGACTTAAAAAATGTCTGGGGATATTGCCCAGGTTTATAAGATCTAGCAGAAGGTCTAAGGTTTAAAGGAAAATTAACTGAATTAGCCATTAGGAATAGGTCACAGCAAACTGCCCACTCCACTGTAAGACTTCTAAAGCGCCGCCACTTGTCAGCGGCGTAAAGCTACCGGCAACTTCCACCAGTCCATCCTCACCATACGTCAAGCTTTCCACCTTGTACGTTCTTGTCTGGGAGCTGCTTTGTGAAGACAGGGCAAATACCGCGCCTCGAACGTTGTTGTTATTAACTCTTCCTTCATTTACCTGAATGTTAGTTTCTTGGAGACCTTCAGTTCCTGGCATCCAATATTGAATATTGTAATTTCCATTTTTTAGGTTTAGCCCTGACACACTTCCAGAAGAATCTATTGAGCCGTTTTTGAAGCGGCTGGAACTTATACCGCTGCTAGTTGGATGAGCAACGGCTGATGCAACTTTAAAATATTCGCCAGGCTCTAAACCCATGGCCATCTGTGGCGTTGTCTGGAAAGAAATGCCGTGGTCTACTTTTTCCCGAATTTTGAGCGCATACTTGGCAAAAGTCACTGCGTGCTCTTCGCTTGTGCAAAATCCTGACATATCAAATGTTTCTTCAGGCACATTTTCCGAACTAGCATTAAGCCTTACTGTTACTGTTCGTGTCTGCGGAAAACCATTAACAGTGTCTTGCCTCCACAACACTGTGGCTTTAAATAACTGTCGCTCTTCAGGTGACAAGAATGACACTTTTAGGTCAGACATTGTTGAATCAGTAAATATCGTAGATGTAGTTATTCTTCCTGTGTACGCTATGTTGCCATTGCCATCAAATGGTACATCAGGGTATAAGCTAAATCGTCCGCCTTTAATCCTAAATTGCAATAAGCAGTAACCAGCGTTTTCGTAAATCCATTCTCTTATGTTGGAGCGATCACCAATTACGCCGTCCCAATAAAAGCCGTTCGCGTTGCAAAAGTCTGCAGCCTTCTTCATTTCATCGTAATCAACTTGGCTTGACCCCACCATTGCGCCAACGCCGTAATCCGTGTTTGTTAACAGGTCATAAGCAATTTCTGGCAACACTGACCCCCTCTGGCTTTCTGCTTTGGTTGTAATTTTTGTAATTTGGATTCCATCTTTGAAATAGGCTGATAGTTCATTAAAGCTAGACCACTCAACGCCGCTATTTAGCCTGATGCCTGCGTAGGCGAGATCAGTATATTGCGCCGGGCCGCTGCGTCTGTACTTGCCTGAAAGCTCATTTATCGCGACGATTTCGTGCTCAGGCTGAATTGAATTACTTAGTTCTTCTTCGTTAAACAACACAAAATCTTGAATTGCGTCAGTGTACCTTAAATTATAATTTTCCGGGATATTTCCGGAAGAGTTATAGCCTTTAATTACCCATTCGCCATTGCTAGACATCTCCGGGGTAAGAGTTCTAGGCTGACCGGTATAGTAAATAAGAAATGTTCCGTCTGGGCTAGAGTATTGAAAAGATTGAGTTTTTGGTAATTTTGTGTTGTTGTCAAAAGAGGAAGCCGCCTCTAAAAAATAAAAATTAAAGTACATTTTATTTGCTTTAATTACATTGCCAGCGAGTGGCTTTAGTTGGTATTCAAATTGTTTTGTTGACGGATGATAAATGCTAATCATGTTATAAGCGGCCTCAAGTGTTCGGCCAACTACGCAAAAGCCTACATCGTTAGCAATCATTTTGCGCCAAGTAGTTTCGCCAATGTTCCTATACTCAAGCCCGAAAAATGACAAACGTTTATTGTAAACATTCATTGAACCCAACGTTATTGGGCTGTCGTTGCGCTCGTATTCGACAATCATCCCGTCATCTGGTTCGCTATTTACGTTTGTAAAACCGTTAATCTTTCGGTAAACGGTTGATTTTATTAACAGGTCGGTTCTGTCGCAGGCTCTGTTATTAGAAATTGTGGCAACAGCCGCTCTTTGGATTAAAAATTTGTCGCCTGGGCCGTTTATTTCGTTGGGGTTGTCGAACGTATCGTATACAGCCGATGTGGTTAATCTAAACTCAGCTGAAAGGTATAAGCCTGGACCCCAAGGTCTATTACTTGGGTTGCCGTTAACATCTATGCACTGTTTCTTGATGCATACACCAAACCCTGTCCCTATCATGTACGTCTCGCCAACAATTAAATTGCCGTCAGCCTCAAACCTACCCTCATCAAGAGCTTGCTGCACATCGTTAGTGCCCCAGGGTAAATAACGCCCCGTCGGGTACTGATAACCATCAATAATGTATGTCACTACATCTCCAACATTACTTTGTTTTCTTTGTGCATTAACTGGACCATAAATGTATGCATATCTTTGGTATAATTTATTAATTTTTGCTTTCTTAGCATCATTAGAATCTTGGACCAGTTGGCTTGTGCTTATGTTTAAAACAAGTTCATAGTTGACTTTAAAAGCTGTGCCATTAGGCATGGCCGCATAGGTTCCAAATGTTGATTGTGTAGTTGGTGTTCGACTACCGCTGAAATATTGTTGCAGCTCTGTCCCCCATTCCACAGCAAATGGGTCACGTGTTGTACCACCTGCCAGCTCTTCCATTTCGCCTTTGCTGTAGGCGTCGCTCTGCAAAAAACGGTTATTTGATGGATTGCCTCGCTTCCCAGCTCCTGTAGCAAAGAACAGTTCGGCCTTGCCTAGTGCATAGTTTTCAATTAACAGGTCGCCAATTGCGTAACCTGCGTAATCAGGCTTGCTTGCTATCGGTCCATGACTGAATAACATCAATGCACGAAGCTGCTGGTTGCGTCCCAGCGTGGTCATGTATGACCACAGCAACGTACTGTTAACGCGAACGCCGCCTCGGCCATCTCCTGTTCTGTACTTGCAATAAACAAGCGGGATTACAGAGCCAAGAGACGCTAATTGTTGAATCGAATCAAAGCTTGACTGTGGTGCATACCTATTGCCGCTTGTCTGGTCTTCTGTTTGTAATGCGCCTGGCTGCTTTCGATCACCACGGCTACTAGGTGTTCTGGGTTTTGGTGCTAACAGCGAGGCAACAGCTGATAACGCAATGCCAATGACAATATTGACGATAATAGTAACTGGCTCATTTCTTACATCTGGGATATGGGCATAAGCTTCAGACCGTTCGCCGTTATACGCCTCATTGAGCTGTACAAAATCCCAATATTCTTGCTCGGTAAGTCCTACGGCCTCGCAGAGTTCGATTTCCGCTGGCAGTAATACCCGCATGCCTGCAGGTGCTCTATGGGACTCCAGCGAACCACCGACTCTCCGAATCCTTGGAAGTTCAGCCATCCGTTCTCGAACCAAACCGCCATGCCAAAGCCATTTTCAGCCTTACATAGCGCAACTACTCCATAGTCTAAGTAAACCGTTTCTTGCCCCCATTTTTCTAATTCCTCTTTAAACACTGATGTGTCTCCACGTCTTAACCGCCTGTACCAATCACGCTGCGGCTTAGGGGTATTAATGCCGTAGTACGAAAGCACAAACCTTGCCAAGGCTAAACAATCGCCTGCATCATGCTTTATAAAATCGCCTCCAAGCCTATAAGGGCGACCGATTAGATCAAATGGTGTCAACGGTTAAAAATTGATCCTGATACTGGCAGGTCTCCGACTAAATCTCGGGTCAGCACGCGGTTGGGTGTTGTTGCCCCAACTGCATCAATGGCGCTGCTTAGCAACACCTCAATTGTTTCTGTGTCATAGCTCATGCTTGCGGCTATCCAATACTCAACTGTTAAATCTCTTTGTTTCCTTGAAAAGTCGTCTGCCATCAATCGTGTTGTAACAATTACCTTTCTTTGGTTCGCTACCGCATCGCGCACCTCGTTCATGCTTATTTGATTGGCAGACAGCACCAGTGCAGATTCGATGTTGTCGCCAGTGCGGTTTTTTGCTGCGCCTTGATAGATAAAACTTAGATAGTCAACACCAAGAAGGCTTCTACGACCGACCTTTGCATTTTGAAAATTTTTGTACGTGTTTTCTCTGCTTTGTTCTATAGCGATAAACGTGGCGATTGCTGCAAAGCTCATTAGCGAAGTCCGATCTTGGAACGTTGTGATCTGCTATTCCTTAGCTTATTCATCGTCATGGCGTTACCTGCAGCGGCACCTTCTTTTGCAGATGCCTTGCCCATTGCCCGGACCTGATCAACGGTTGCATACTCAACGTTGTTAATGACTATTGTTTCTAGTCTGAATGTTTCATTTCTGCCGCCGCCACCTTCGCCGTTGTTGTTAGGTGCATAGCGGTTCATTGCAGCACGAGACTGGCTGTTGCTTAATACAGTGCCAGGACCATCGCTAACGAAAAGTTCTGGTCCGTTTTCGCCCACGAGACTTACTCTGCCTGGTTCTGGTCTGCCGCCTGACGCAAAACCAGGAATCCCGAGTTGGCTGAATGCTGAGTTAACAGCAAACTGAAGGAACATCTTGCCGAGATCCTTCAGAACATCAGCCAACACTTCTTGTAGCTCTTTGGTGCCATCAATTGCGGTGGTAATACCTTCAACCAGACCATCAGCAATGCGCCGTCCAATCTGTGCATATAGCTTTTCAAGTTCAGCGGCTTGCTCCGCCTGCTTTTGCAGTTCAGCGTTGCCACGTACTAATCCTTCAACTACTTCCTGTTGTTCCTTTGGCAAGCCTCTCATTATGGTTTCAATCTGAATCAGCAAGCGCTCTTCTTCGGCTCTACCGTTAAGCGTTGCTTCAAGGATTCGCTTTTGTTCCTGCAGTGGACGCAATGCGTCTGTAATTGCAGTGGCTTCAGCTGTAGCAGCTTCTTTTGCTTTTAGTGCCGCTTCAGCGTTTGTATCCTGAATCTGTTTGGCAACATCCAACCGGTTTTGTTGTGTTTGAAGCAAGCGCCCTTCCTCAGTGTTTAAACCCGCTAAAGCATCAAGCCCACTTGCTTGTAATTCACGCAGAGCAATTTGTCCATCAATTTGTGCAACCGCTAAATCATTACCGGCCAATAGCTCTTTATTTCTTTGAGCTTCAAAGGTTATTAAATCTCTGGTTAAGTCTAATTTTCGCTGTAACGCTTCTAGATCGTCTGTCAGAGGCGCTGCCGCTGATGCACCACTAGCGCTGTTTGCAGTTGGAACAAGCGGGGGTTCTTCTATTGTGTTTTTTGGCTTATCTGGCAACCCTGGTCCAAAAAATCCACGGTCTAATGCTGTTGAGTCTAATCCTTTATTGTCTAAAAATGTTCTTATTGCTACTTGTATTTCATACTTCCCTCTCATCTCTTTTAAAGCAGTCGTTAATAATTCAACTTTTTTCTTTAGATAGTCAGCGTTTCGCCCTGCTCCGTCAATCTGGCTTGATATTTTATTTATTTCGTTTTGGGTGTCAACCATTTTACTTCTTAGTTCCTTGAAACTACCTGAGGAATCAGTTAATTTTTGGTTTAGTTCCGAAATCTTTGCTTTGGCTTGCATTGCCCCATTTGCAACATAAATTAAGCCAGCAGCCGCCAAAGCATACGGGTTGGCCATCATTACTTTGTTTAAAAGTGCCTGAGCTGTAGTCAATGCCTTGGTTTTAAGGATAAACGCAGCAAAAACAACATTTCCAGCTTTTACCGCCGTAACAATTGGCAGGAACCATTGGACAAAGGACGTTGCAACTAATGCAGAGACTGCTGCGTTTAACGCGATAAAAGCAGCCGTTACAAGACCAACCTGAAGAATCGCACTACCCAATGGGCTATTTAATGCGTTTACTGCATCAGCAACGGCTTGCAAGATTGGAATAATCGCTGTTGCTAGTTCTGATTGTTCAGAAAACAGATTGCTAAATGCAGTCTGCACTTCTGTGTATGCTCCTTGGATTGTGTTTGCTGCTTGCTGTTGAGCGTTAGCCGCAACTCCCGCAACATTGCCTTGATTCG